TTGCACAATCGGAATATCTTTTACTTATTGAAACATCTTTAATTCCTTGATTTATTGGGTTAGACATAGACATGACCTCCAATGGTTATTGTTATGCCATTTTCTTCTTGAATTGTTTCGGGTGTCCCATAATCTTCAGGATAATTTTCTTGAGTTGGAGTTCCATTTCCATGTATTGGTGGTGGTGTAAATGGTGGTTGATATAAAATCTTTCCAATTACAGGAATTCTCTTTTCATATTCAACACCTATCATTAAAAATGTTCTTAAATCAGAGGCAATAGCCCCATCAGCAATGATTAAATTGGTTGTTAAATCATTTTCAGTTAATTCAGAAAATAGATTATTAATAAATAATAATGTTTTTAAAGTATCTGATTTATTTCCTCTTGGAATTGTTAAAATTGTTTTGAGATCATATCTTAAAGCTGGAATACATAAATTAGTTTTTAAATCAGAATAATATGGAACTTCCAATAAAGTTTTCAAACTACTTTTAGCATTGGTAATTGGAGTATATTGAATTGAAAAAATGTTCATTGTTGCATAATAGCCACTAGGACTTGCTGAAATCCTCATCATACTTGAATTGTTAATAGTGACATCATTTGTTTTTATTACAACTACACCATCATATACTAATTTAATATTATTATTTTCATCTTTTTGGAAAATTATTGTATGTAAACCAGTATTCATATTAACATAATGGGTATCTATAACGGTTTCAACATTATTTACAAGTAATAATAGTTCAATCTTACCATTAGAAGATGTACACCTAATTGCATAACCAGTTCCATTCAAATCATATATAGGATAAAATGTTAATGGAGTTTCGCCCCCATTAAACTTTAAAATCCATTCTCCAGTTGTAGCAGTAAAAGGTAAAGATAACTTTGGAGAAGACATTAATCCCCTAACCCAAATTCCAGAAGGAGTATTATAATCCCATATTTGGTATTCTTGTAAATACCAGCCATCTAAAGTTTTATCAATCCAATCAGTATATACATAATTTTCATTTTTGAGGGGATCAGATGCAACATATTGAATATCTAACGGAGCATTTTGAAGAGTATATTTTTGTATAACCATATCAGTATATACAAAATTTTCAACATCAACTGCTGAACACATTAAAGTATTATCAAAATATAATTTTAAATTTCCAGAAATATCTTTACTTAAAGATAACATGTGGGGAGCAGTTCTATCCACACCATACCCTGGATAATTATATGATGCTAATGTAGTTACAGTTTCATTTTTTATTTTTTTAATATAAAATATTAAACCATTATATCCTGCAGGATTATAATCCATCTGAGCAAAATATCCATCATTTGTAAAATTATTCCCGGTACTAAATGGTTTAAATTTAAGAGATAAATTATCACCTGTTAAATTATAATAAAATTTTAGATCATATTGAACATTTTTTCCAACATGAGGTGCGAAAACTTCTTGGGTTTGTGCTTGATCGGTTCCTATTAATTGCAATCCATTATGATCATCAAATTGTGGAATATTAACAACTTGAACTGTACCTTCTCCTGTTCTAACAATCCAAGGATCAATTGTTCCATCTTCCCACTGCCAGATTGTACCATGAACATGAGGATAGTTCTGATTTCCATGACGGATATTCATCAAAGTTTTTAATTGGGTAACAGTTGGAATTTCAAGATATGTTTTCAAATCGAATATTAAAGGTGGAATATCTAATATGGTTTTTAAATCTTCTACTAATGGCTCAATGTCTAATAAAGTTTTTATATCGTTTATTATATCATCGACCATTATTTTCTCTCCATCTTCTTAATACTGTAAGGAATTAAATTTTCTTCCATTGCAATTCCAAAAGTGATAATATTATCCTCAAAATCCATTGAAAAAAAGATTTCATCAAATAAATATTGGACAAAAGTAATATGATATATCCTTCTTGTTTGTCCATAATCCTGATAAGCATGAATTATAAAAGTCATTCCCAAATCTTTTAAAAATTCATTTAATCTTATCATCAGAATACCTTTTTAAATATATTTATATAATATTCTAGTATTCAATTCCACAGCTCCCGCATCAGCATCAGTTGGAATAACTGCTTGTAAATCCACGATATGTTTATGTCCATGTTCAACAGTAGCAACAGATAATGGTTGACCAGTACTTGGACTTGCTGCAATATCTGTATACGTTATTGCACCAATAACAACACCAACTTGGCTTGAAGCCCCATAAGTTCCACTACTTGTTGTTCTGAATATTTTATAAGATGTTGCACCTTCTACTTCATCCCAATTTAAAACAACCTGATTATCTGTACCTGTTATTGTAATAGCAGTAGATTCAGTACTTGCAATAGTTTCACCAGATTCATCAACTGCAACAATAACATAATAATACGTTTCAATAGTCATTAATCCATCAGCAGTTGTAGGAACTCCGGTGGGTGCATTTGGAGGTGTTAAAATTGTTCCATGTATTGTTGCTAATGGTTTTGTAACAGCACCACCAATCGCAGCGAAAACTGAATCTCCATTAGTTATACTTTTACAATGGATATAACCATCTTCAACAACATAACGACCATAAGCACTTTCTGCACCGGCTGGACCAGAATCACCGGATACATATCCATTCTTTGTTACTGTGGTGATTCGTACATCCGTCATATCAGATACATCAACCGAACCACCTCTATTATTCCATAAATTAATTCTTTTAGGTGTTCCACTAACACCCGGATCAACACTTCCAAGATTTAATGGATTTGTAGATGAATCATACATCTCAGAATCGTCATCGTCATACCAGGCAAATATAGGTGCTACCATATTTATTTCCTCCTTTTAATTACAAAAGATTTCAACATTTTCATTATATGCTCCAAGAAGCAAATCCCATTCCACCTCAATATTAGCATTGGAACTATCAACCGGTGCCCATTTCATATATATCTCTCGGACTTCATTTTCAGCCAGATTAAAACTTACCCCCCTATCAAAAAATAAATTATCTAATGAAAGAAAACAACTAAAATAAGTTTCAAAAGCTGTTCCTGCTTGAAGAAGACCTTCAACACTTCTAATATAAACACCTTTTAATGCTTTTCCAAGATTTTTAATTCTTATAACCATTACAGGTGATTGTTTTCCCCTATCCACACCACCCATATTTATCTGGTTTATTTGTTGGTTACCAGAATTTTCAAATTCAACATCAATTGAACCACTCATTTTTTTGTTTCCCTCCTGTTAAAATGCATCAATATAAATATTTTGCAATTCTGCCCAATCCAAAAACCATAAACAAGGGTCTAATGTTGTGGCTGCAATACTTAATCTAACCGTTCCATTGAATGTTGTTGTGCAAACCAATTGATTTAAATTATAAACTGAATAATTGCTTCCCCTTTTTTCAATTTTATACCTTGCAACCATTGGCATTTCAGAATCCAAAGCAGAAACTAATTTATTTGTGCCATCTGCATAATTCCAATTTCCATTCATAATACTTAGAGAAGTTGAACCAATAACCGCATTTGTTGGACTTGTACCAGACCTATCAGCATCTTCCTGTCCTACAAACAAAAGCATCTCATTATCTTCTTGTAGTGATAATCCTTCAATTGATTCTTTAACCAATGCAACCCCTGCCTGTCCACCCATACTGGGTTCAGGATCAGAAATAGCAACATCAAAATTTATATCACAATTATCTGGAATTGGGACTTTGGCTTCATGTTGATTTCCTTTGGAACTTCCATCAATCAAGAAATTTGGGTCAGCATCGGTTATATGATAAACATGGATTGCGGGAATGGGATAACCTGCAATAAATCCTACTTTATTGATATTCCATAAATTTTGATTTAAAGTATCTTCCAAGAATCTTTCTTCAAAAATTATTGTCATATTTTTTTATCCCTTTTTTATTCAGCGTAAACATTCTTTATCCAAATGGGCCAACAACCATGATTATATGCATCTGTACCGGGAGGTGTATGAGTAGACGTATAAATTATAATATCTGTAGTGGGTGTTTCAAAATTAAAGGTTAATAGTTGTGTTCCACGTCCGGCATAAACTTCACTTTCATGTCCTTCATGGCTGACCGACCATTGTTGTGTTCCTTCAATACTCCCTTCAACAGTTATTCCCGCCGGTAATATACAACCACTACCATAAATTAGTACTTGTTTAACTGGTTGTTCCTCTATTATTTCCATCCATCCAATTTCTGTTGCCCCTAAATAAGCCCACTCTCCTACTCCTGCGGTTTTATCTGTCCAGGGATAGCTTGTAACATTAGGGTAACCTGTATCATAAGGAGGTTCATAAACTGCAAATCCCCCACCTATTTGTAAATCAAATTCAATAACAAGCTGGAATCGTAAAAAATAATCTGCATACTCATTATAAGTAATAACTGGAGGATGTAATGCACACCGATCCCATGTTTCTACTCCATTAGTAACACTTATAATAGGATTATTTGAAGGTACTCGTAGGTTATATCCTCCATTATAGGTTTGTGTATTATTAATGGCATTACTGGATATTGTAAGGAAACGATTAATCTCAGTATAGGGATCCGCACCATCTAATAAATCTATGTGGGATACACAATTTAGGGTAATTTTTTTAGCTTCACGATCGATAACCACGTCAGGTGTTATCCATACAGGGGTTAATCCACCTATAATCCAATTCATATCGGCTGACATACTTTATCGGCTCCTATTAATTGCACTGTAACCTTTTGATATTAACTGAGTATGAATTCTATCAGCGGAGGCATCCCCGATATTATTTCCAACACTTTTAGCTTGTTCGGGTGTTGTACCTGCAGGTAAGCCTGTTAAATCCACTGTGATATTAATTGGTTGTGAACTACTCTGATTACTACTCATTGCATTTGAACTAGTAGATAAATTAGGAAGTTTTAAATTATTTAAACCAAACTTATTCAATCCTCTACTCATTGCACCAGCAATACCAGATGTCCAACTCTCAGCACCAGCTTCTGTGATAGCAGCCAAAGGGCCTTCCTTTGGTGGGGATTGAGGAAAGTTAATTCCAATAGCACTTAAAGCCTGTCTAAGTCCTGGTATAGCATTTACAATACCATTAATAAGTCCTAATATAATATCGGTTCCCCATTTATACATATTACCGGGTAATTCTGCGAGATAAGTTCCTAAATTAATAAAGAAACCCCTAACCATGTCAACAGCTTTTCCCGCACCCTCCCAAATCTTATTCCATGTTCCGGTAATCCAACTTCCAACTGTTGTCATAACAGTCCATAAAACATTAAGTTCAGTCCAAAAACCTTTTATAATATTACGTCCCCATTCTGTTTGTGTGAAAACATAAATCAATGCTGCGACTAAAGCAGCTATTGCTATAACCACAATTCCAATAGGATTAGCAGATAAAGCTACATTTAAAGCCCATTGTGCAATTGTCATAGCCCCGGTTGCGATTGTAGCAATTCCACTTGCAATACCACTTGCAATATAAGCTGCAGCCATTACACCAAGACTTAATATACCTCCTGCTCTTGAGGCATTTTCTAACCAATTAGCAGCCGTTTGTCTAATCACTGCTAGTAACATTCCATTTGAGGCAAGAATAGCCGCAGTAACTGCTACATTATAAAGCCATTGTGCAGCTGCTAAAGCATATTGACTGGCTGTAAGTGTCCAATTATAAGCAGTCTGTAAAATAGTACGTGCATTTTGGAGTATCTGACTTATCTCTAATTTTGTATATGCAAATTGTAGAGTAGCAACAGCACCAACAACAAAAGCAAAAGCCAACCCCAGTCCAATAATAACTTTAACAGCACTTCCAACAGGCCCATTTAAGTTATCAATAGCAGATGCAATTCCACTCAATAACCAAACAACCCCTCCAAGAACAACTGTTGCTATTGGTAATAGTGTTGCTCCTAATACTCTTGATATATATTCTAATCCACGTCCTATTAATTCAGTTGCATGTTCCCATGAGGTTTTATAAGCTTCCACACCTGCTCGATTTTTATCAGTGTCCATTAACATATTAAGGAAGGCGGCTCTTTGTTCAGATGTCATGGTTTTCATTTTAGCATTGACTTGTTCCATAGTCATGCCAGTTTTAGCGAAAACCGTATCCGTATCAATACCTAATGATCTTAACTGTCTACTTCCTAGTAATCCTGTTTGAACTGCCCGAGTATATGCTTGTTCTACTGCTTCAATAGGTTTACCTGTATTATATGCAGCCCCGCTCATTAATTTAAATCCTTCAGTGATAGTGTCTGTACTATGTATTCCTACAACACCCATGTCTGCTAGGGTTTTTCTTATAGTGCTTCCACTACGGCCGGTATCAGAAGACATTTGGGACATTGTACTGCCCCATTTGTTTTGAACATCTGCTACACTTGAAACTACACCATCTTGAGCGGTTCCTATCCGAGTCATTTGGTCGCTGTAACTTCCAGCACTCATTACCATTGCACCCACACCGGCTGCAAGTCCCGCTCCAGCTATTGCTCCTCCCGCACCTACATCTTCAGCCTCATTTGCTACACCAGACAAATCGTCTTTTGCCTCTTCAGCACCCTTTGCAACAACATCTACTTCCACTTGTTCATCAGGTATACTGGCAAGTTCGGATTCAATATTAGTCATGGCTTCATCATTAACAACCACATCTATTTCGGTTGTAGCACTATCCGGTATATTAGTGATACCAGTTAATAAGTCTTGGAGTTTGTCTAAAGCGTCCTGTACCTCTGCTACTACTTCAATACCTAACTGTTCTTGCTCTGCCATAGTGTTTGCTCCATTATAAATAAAATAAGAATAAAAAAAGAAATAGTTTAGTTATTTGGTTTGTATCTTACTTAACTGACTATTAACGCTTCGAATACGTTTCTCAGCATCCTCTTCGCTGATTTGTATCTTCTGATCCTCAGGTATAAGATAATCAACATGTACCCAGAACTTATCCATACCCCAATACCAAATATCCTCTTCACTATACTGAGAAAATTCATGTGAAATATTTATTATCCATTTGTGATATCCTTGCCAGATTTCCTCTGGAGTCTTTCTTTTACTTCGTTTTTTGTATCAGCATCCTTCATCTTTGGCATTTCCTTATTTGCTAATGTCATCATAATATTAACAACTTTTCCTGCTTGTGATTCACTTATTCCTATATCTGGGAAATCATTTAATTCAGATCCAATCTTGTTATATGCTTCAGGATATTTAGTACGTTTTAAGGCTAATTGTGCTAATGCAAACAGTTTTTCATTTAATTCCGCTTTTAAGTCCGTGGCTTCTCTATCCATTTCGGTTAGTTTGTCTAGTATTTCAAATGTTAACTCTTCTTTTTGGTAGAGGTCTAATTTGGATTGTAGATTGTTTAATGTGTTTTGGATATTTTCTAATGGTACTATGTAGTCTCTGATTTCTGCAACTCGGTAAGGTTCGATTTTATATTTTTCATTACCAAATGTTAAGACCTTATTAGGATATATGTTAAATGTTTTCATCGTTTTTAAGCCTCCAAAAAATATGTTTAAATACGGATCGGATAGATTTGAACTATCAAATAGGCTTCGACTTTCTACGATCCGAAAAGAAAAAATAAAAAAAAGTAGTTAAGTTATTTAAGATGCTGTGATAACAATCACACTATGCCCATGACTACCAGCATAGACATTATCACCTGCATATTCGGCTACTAATGGATAACTACCTGCACTAAGAGCTGGGCTTGGGGTGTAGGTTGCTAGTGTTGCTATTCCTGAGCTGTTGGTTGTTGCTGTGCCTGCAATATCACCATCTATATAGAATGTTACAGTTTTTCCAGCTATTAGGTTACCATTACTTTCTTCGAGTACAGCGGTTAGATTGGTTATTGGTGTAGCAGTTACGGCTGTTGCAGGTGTCATTGTAATTTCTGTAATTGCAAGGCTTGAACCGGCTATCTGTGGCGTAAGTAGTACAGGCTGAGCACCAACTGTGAATTCAATTACAAATTCTCCAGCTTTACCAGTTTTCATACCTAATATGTCCGGTTTTATCATGCACTGTTCAAATTTATAAAATCCTAATAGTTCACCAGATTGCGGGTCGGTTACTGCCATGAAAGCATATAATAATTTAGGTGTTTTACTAAAAGTGGAGGCATCGAATCCAGTTTCAACAGGGTTGCTTCCTACTTCAGCGGGTTTGTGGAATAATTTTCTTGCCATTTCTACACTGTTAGCAGATGCGATCATACTAGATTTTATTGACGTTTTGATAGGGCCGAATCCATAAATAAATCCATCTGTACCAAGAGAGGATATCTCATCATTTTTCTGTTCAACCTTAGGCTCGAAACTTTGGATAATCACTGGCTGGAATTGATGCACATAAGTTGCATATACATAATCCACAGTTGCAATTGCTGGAGCAGATGATAATGTTACTCCTCCGTTAACGGTGTCTCCAAAATTATCGGTTACTGTTTTAAATGCGGTTACTGTTGCGGGTGTATAGGTGGTTCCTTTACATAATTCTATTATCATATCATCCGTATCGGGTGTGATCATATATTTTCTTTCAGGATAAATAGGATAATCTTCTAATGTGAAATTTACATTAGTTCCATCTATGTCTCCGATCATTTCCACTCTTGCTTGAGGATCTCCAAATATCACCTGAAAGTTCTGTTGCATTAATACTTGTTCTTGGGTTATATCTGTTCTTATACCTGTACCTGCCATTATTTATTCCTCCAATTCTTCCTTTATTCCTTTTAAATCCTTAACCTTCCTTTTAGGTTTAGGTTCTATACGTTTTAATCCTTCTTGGACATTATAATCTTCTATTTTTGAACCAAAGATTATTATAAAGTTTTTTGCGGTTTCAATATCTCCTTTCTTTATAAAATCTTTAACAGCTTTGTTGAGGCGTGTTTTATCCATTTTACTCATATCCAATCTACCTCCGAATAAGTTTTATAAATTATGTTTTAAATTATCTTGAATTGTAATCACAAAACGATAAGCCAGGGTTAAACATTGTAATGGTTTATCCATATTTTCTAGACTCACACTGATAGGTCTCCAATTAAAACTATTACCATTTGTTAAGGGATAGACTAATGTTCCGGGTAATTCTAGGACATATTGGTTCTTGAAGAAATCACTTATTATATCTGATAGGTGTGTTGCTTCTGTATCGGCTGCATCATTGTTTCCATTTATAAATAATATTACTGCACCATCTATGGTGGTTTTCCATGCTTGTTCTCGTTGTTTGAAACTAGAGGGGCCGTTAATAGGACCTCTTTTATTGAGTCCTACTAGTTCTTCTTTACCATCTGCAAATAGTAATACTCCTAATGGGTTGTTGAATAGTCCTATTTGGTCAGGTTCTCCACGTATCACATTACCTAATACGGATGTGGTACTAGTTGGAAGATAAGGGTCTGTAATCTCTTCTAGTTTGGTTTTACAAGTGCTTTTAACTGTTTCTAGGTCATACATATTCTTTAACTTCCTATATTGTTTAGATAATTGTTTATAGCAGTGTCTACATCGGATTTGGCATTGTAAAAGGCGCGTGTAGGGTAATCATTACCTTCTGTTTTGTTACCAGTTCCAACAATTGGAGTGTAGTCCCCACCTAATACGTTTTTAAGATACCAAAACCACCATTTACGTTGCTGTTCACTGTTATCTATTCCCATTACTTCATGTCCAGTTACAACAGCGTCAAAATAGGGTACATCTGAATATATATACCGTCCATATTCTCCAATATCCATAATGGTATGGGCATCTCTTAACCCACCACGTCCGGGGCTATCACTGATAGGGGCTTCCATAGTCATATAACGTTCATAAATACTTGCTATTTCATCAACAAGACTAACAGTCTTTTGAGGGATATTTTCAACCATTTTCTGGTATAAAGTGAAAATACCTTCCTTACCAATCTTAAAAGTTAATTCTGCCATGGTTTACCATTCCCTATAACCACTATGTCTGTGTTGATGGAAGGCGTGTTTGGGACTTTGACTTCTACTATAGCCACTATTATCTCCTTTTCGGTAGTAGTTGTCTATATAATCTTTAATGTAACGTTCAGCCTTATCTGTATATTTTTTACTTGTTTGGCTTAAATTTTTACTATTACTATAATATGTATCAAAAAGGAATCCTGTTGCAAATAATGTACCTGCATTTTCTATATTAACATCCGTTGCTAATAGTGGATTGTTAGTTGGATCAAGGGGAATCATAGCATTATTTAAACTACTGTTGATTTCACTATTACTGTCACTTAATGCTATTTCTAGCCAGTCGTTGAATAGGTTATCATCTCTTAGTCCTGATTTGATGTTTGATGTTAATTTAGTTACTTTTATTATATCTGCATAGTAATCGGTTAATGGATATAGTGTTAATGTGATTGTGTTACTACTACTTGCATAAACTGTGTTTCCAATAAAATTAGTATCTATTGTATATATACCAACATCCAAAGCCAGATTATAGGGTAAAGTAGCAACCCCTTGACTATCGGTTACAACACTTCCAATAATATCCTCCTCTAACATATAGGTGATAGTTTTATTCGATAAAGGTGTTTCGTTGTCATCTATTAGTGTAACGTTTAGGTTTATTGTACTATCTTCCATACCGTTACCGGGTGTTGTTATTATCTCTGTTGGTGTTGGATCTGCCATAAAAATCATATCCTCCAAATATAATTTAAAAAAAAGAAAAAAAGAAGTAATTTAAGCAGTTACGGGTGTTAATTTAAGTGATTTCTGGAAAACCCCATTTGAAACAGTGATAACATATCCTGCATTAGCATCATTGGTATCCTTAAATGTAAATACAGACCCATCTACTAGTGTAGAAGGATCTCCAAAGTTTGATGTTAAAACTGCTAATCCTGTTCCACTACCTAATCCACTTTTTTGAGTACTGTCTGTTTTTGCTGCACTAATTGCACCATTAGCAACTTTTCCACTTGTTACTGCACCGGTTCCTAGTTTAGCTTCTACAACTGCACCGTTTGCAAGTTCATCTGAACTTATACTCCCTGCCGCCACAATACCAGATTCTGAATTTGTTACTCTTGTATCCAAAGCCAGAAGTTCAGCCCATATCTTATTCACAAGATTTGATGGGTTACGGGCGTAACTCACTGCCTCTCTTGCTGTTTTAATTAAAGTCATAATAGTTTACCTCCTAAAAAAAATAATAGAAGTAATTAAACTCCTGTCTTGTAGAATATACCAGCTTTACGGTTCACTGCAACAGTCCATGAAGCACCAAATCTAAATTCCCTTACAGGGTCTAATCCGGGTCCGTCACTGTCTATGATTTTCATGTTAATAACTGGCATGTAACCTTCTACGCCAGGTTTTACTTCAATAGGTTCGTATGCATCTTTGATTTTCCTGTAGATAATATCCGCTGGGTTTATCTGAGAATTCCATCCAAGAACTTTTCCTTCAGTTATACCATTAGCAGTGTAAACATGTTCCATTGCACTGTAATTGATTACATTATCAGATTCAACAAGGTTATTAGCCCCTTCAGTTGCTATGATAAAGTTTCCTAGTTCATCATAGTTGTCTGCCTGTTCAAAGAGTACGTTAAGGTTTGCACTGTTTATATCTCGTTTCATATATTCTGATTTGAAACTTCTAAGACATTCTGCTATTCTACTATTTGCACTCCAAACTCCACCGGTTACGGTTGCAGTTGATTCGGTTGCAGCTGCTATCATTGCAGAACCTGCATTGGTTTCTATTGCTTTTACAATACCGTAGGACATGTCTTTTATGTCTTCCATGAACGGTTTAGGGTTTGCTTCAAGGTCTGCGAGGTCTACTTCGTAAGCATAGGATATTGTTCTTAATACTTTGTTATCTGGGGTTAATTCTGAACCGCTAACTTTTAATATCTGCGCACCTTGTGCTGCAGGTAACGGTTCCATCATTAGGTTTTCATCAAACATCTGTTTAGATGATTTTTCACGTGTAAACCATGGAACATTCTTTGCTTCTGTAGTGTCAAATCCAAGTCTTGGTGCTATTACCAATCCTTTTAGGACCTCATCTGTAACAAATACTTGAGAATTATATCTGTCATCTAATATTTCAAATGGGTTAATATCTTTTATTTCAACGTTTGCCATCTTATAAATCCTCCTATAAAAATTATAATATTAATCAAGGGCTTTTTGTGCTTTTCCTCTTCTTAACACAAGTATATATCCTGTTTCATTTTCTGCTCTACCCTGTAAAGCAATTATATTAGTTGTAGTATCCTCTTCAACAACATACTCATCAGCTGCTGCTGCATTAGCAAGATATAAACCAGGTGTTACTGCTACATGAGTATCTGCCATTTTAATCCAATCAAGTTCACCATCAACATCAACAGATGCTATTCTCATAACATAGTTAGGAACGCTTAGGGTTGCTTTGGGTAATTCTCCTTCCGGAATTCCGACTATACCAATACTAATACCACTTGAATAAGGTTTAACAGTTGTATCGTAGGTTGTATCTATTTCGACTTCCATTCCTTTTTTAATCATGGAAGCAAAAGAACCACCGGTTTTGTTACCTTCATTTGTTAGCATTTCATTATTAACAGTGAAAGTTCCTTCATTTAAGGAAAATGTAGGGTTTGGTTTTCCACCTGTTGCATTTACGCTTCTTATTGCCATTTTATCATATCCTCCTCTATTATTTAAAATCTTTGAGCTTTTCTAGCTGCTCTCATATCATCAATTGATATTTTAGTTTTATCATCATCATCAGGATTACCTGCATTTAATTCTTTTTCAGGTTCCCATAACATAGTTTTAAGGCTGTCTAACATTCCAGTTACACCCTTATCATCTAATGATAGAGCTGCGAGTAATAGTCCTTCTTTCATTGCAGGTGTAGCAAATCCACTTGCTATTTTAGCATCTAATAATGTTTCAATTTTAGCTGATTTGGCTTGTAATTGTAGGTCTTGGGTTTCGGTTTCAACATCTTCTTTGATCGTTGCTAGTTTAGCTTCTACTTTCTGATTAGCTCCCTCAAAAAGAGGGGTAACTATATCCATTATGGCCTGTTTAACATCTGCAAGGGTTAATGGTGTATCTTCAACTTCTACCTTGTCTACTTCCTCGATTTTAACTTCTTCCTCAACAATCTCTTCGGTTTTAAGTTTTTCATCTTTAATTTCATCTGTCATATTACTTTCCTCCAATTGACTTAATTTAGCTGTTAAAAATCCACTATTAGTTGTACATTCCTTGCATCCTCCAGCCATAACAAAATCAACACGTGATATTTGACTGAAATCATCAACAATAACATCGGCTTTGCCAGATGTACACGGACTTAATATAGGTATACCAACTATGCTGAATGCTGGTAGTTTACCCTCATTATATAACTTTTGAATAGTAGGATTGGTTATATTACTATCCTTTATCTCAATATGGTCACCTTCAAGTGATATGGCTTTAATTTGTCCTACATCATAAGGGTCTATACTTGCTTCTCGTAGTGTTTCGGCTAGGATAGGATTTGAGTCTAAAACTTCTTGTGGTAGGTGGTCAATACCTAATGGTATGCCTCCATTAATGTCTATACCTTTTTGCATTGCTTTATATGCATTAAAAACCCCATATTGTGGGCTAGATACTCTTGTAGGTTTACCTCCAAGATATACATTATGAATACCATCAGCCCATATAGTACCTCCCACTGTTTTATCTGTCAATTTTAACCGCCTCCTAAACTATTTCCTTTATTATTTATCATCTGTTGTAACAATGAAGATACTATATTCGCGTTCTTAGGGTCTTGTTGTGTAAATGCAATAGGATCATCAATATAACTTATCATAGATTCTGTCATATCGGTGGTTGTTAGTTCACTGGCAGAGGCTACATCTGGAGCAACCTGTTCCAACACCCCTGTTAATGTTTCTTCCGGTAATAAAGTTAAAACATCTAATACCTCTTGTACGTCCTGTTCTATGCCTGTATCACTACTAGATGAACTATATACTTCATATCCTAACTCTGCTGCAACCTCTTCCGGGGTTCCGGGACGGTAGAACGGTTCACAAAGACAGTTAGGATGCTGAGAAGGTGGTAAACTTTCAATATCATCAACATCAAATACCATATTCCCATAAAACTCGGAGCATATATCACATACTTCAGCTGTGCTATCAACTGTATAACTTTGAAATCCCTTTTCTTTAGCTTTATATTGGTTTCCTAGGCTTCGTGCTCTTGTTGTTTCTGTCCTTGCTATTGTTGCTGCTCTTCCTTTACTCATTCCTTCAACATGTTCTGCCATTGCTTTGGATGCATCACGTGTCCCTCCTCCACGTGCCAGGTTATCGGATAGGATGGATCGTAAATCATTTTTCATGTCTTCGCCCATATTAGTAACGAGATCCATTGTATTAGATCGTGCTAGTTCGGATAGGAGTGCTCGTGACATAGTATAAACCTTTAAAATTAAAAAAGTAAAATTAAAATAAATTAAAATTCAGGATAGGATTTATCCATAGTTCCTTCTCTTTCGAGTGGTTTAACAACATCATAATAAAAATTACTTATTTCTTTTGTAAACCATCCAATAAGCCACGCTAAACGTTCTTCATTGTCATCACAATCAACAGGATCTAAACTCAATATTTTAGATTCAAATATTCTAATAAATGCTAAAGCACAATGCGCAGCTTCATGACTGATTATTCCAGATCTAAAATTATCATCGTCTCTAAATTGAATTAGTCCAATAGAACCTTTTTGAATTTTGTCATCTTCCATGATTGTATAATTTGGTGATACCATAGCCAGTGTAGTAGGATATGAAGCCCTATCAACATGACATTCAACCATCTCGACGACATTAATATCAAAATAGTAATCAGGATCGGGTGTCTCAATTTTACCTCTTAATATCATGATATTATCTCATATTCTGTTGTAATACATTATCCACACTATCAACAAATTTATTTAACTGTTTTTGATATTTCCTATTAGTAATAGGATTGGTTTCTGTGAATAGTTTTAATTGACTCTCTGTTTTACAGTTAAGAATGTCACGCCGTATTTGTTCCATTAAAGATTGCATTAATTTCATATTCTTACGATGTATCACATTATCTTTAAGAGTAATTTCAGCCATTAGGCAACAACTCTTTTACTTTATTATTCAAATTTGCAATTCCATTATCGGGTTTTACTGGAATTATAGGAGTAATGGGTTGATTTTCAGGTGTTGTATTATCAACGATTGCTGTTACTGGTAATTCTGTGCTTGTTTCAAGATCCACTTTAACCCCTGTCATTTTCTCAACAATCATAGATAATAACTGTTTAAACCATGTTTCATTAGTATTAATGAGGGCATATTGACCATATGGTTGTAATGCATTTAATAAGGCAATTAAATCTTCTTCTGCAAATGCTTCAAATTCATAGTTAGGATAAGTGGATGTATTAAAATTATAATCAACTAATTTATTAAATCCTTTTTCAAGAATCCCTGCAAGCTCCTCATGAGTACCATCTAATATAATTCCCAATATACTATCGTGGGTTTGACTCTGAGCTAAACTGCCACTACTATCTGCTCCCTGACCTAATATGAGACTTCCAATCCTTAACCTACGGAAAATCATATTATCCAGATAGGAGATTGCACTAAAAAAGGCCTCACCATTCTTACTTGTTTCTAATAGTGTTGCAGAACTACCAAATGGGAATACTAGATTTGCACGTCCTTCCATAATCTCATCAAGGTTCTTTTGCATCTCAGATACATCACCAGTTTCACCAGCAATACCCACAACAGAGGGAGCCGCATGCTTTTGAAGGAAAATCATTAATATCCTTACAATCTGGCTTTTCATAAATTCAATATCATATAAGCTTTTATAATCAGAACGTCCATATAGGTTACCGTGTAATGGGTTTCGGCTGTATATTGTACATTTTTCAGCAGGTATTTTTATTGGATCTGCTGAGCGTACACCTCTTGGATTTTGGATTATTGTTTCCACATCTCCAAGGTCATTATAAACAAGTCCATCCCATATAGTCCGTATATCTATGCCTTTCATACGGTCTAATACTATCTTCTTGTTAATATCCAATTTGTATACATTTTCACATACTGCAAATCCGAATAATGTTGCACTGTAGAGGTCGCTTCTTGTTTGCCTGAAACTTATACTCATATTATTAACTACATCATTGACAAAATCGGATATTTCAACATCCTTAGGATCTTCACTTGCAGGTGTAATTAGAAACTTTTTACTTAAAAGCATGTCTGTGATTAAACTATAAGCCGTATCAATTTGGGGATCATCTAACATATCCATATAGTCACTATGTTTAAGTTTGTCAGGATTATATTCCCCTCCAAACATATTATTTAACCATTTATAGCTACTATAACGTTTAGATTGTTGCCCGGTAGTTGGAGTAGGTGAAGCAGCAGATAATTCATTATTACCTTCACTTAGTCCGTAGATTTCATAAAAAGTCTTCATCTTCTGATCCTCTTCCTTTTAGAATATCATTTAAACTATCATTATATCGTTTAGCTTCCACGTTGGATCCATCATTTATTATAAAGTGTTTACGTAACCAGTTCACACCATACGCTATTGCATCTATAATATCATCTTTTGTACCTTCAGGAAATGAACTAAATTCACTATTAACCGATTCTATTAACTCATTATTTTCTTGTTCGGATAATGTGTTATCATAGAAGTCTAAAAAGAATATTTCATCTAATATACAATTCTTTAATGGTGTTGCACGGTCTGGTTTGCTTTTAATTGCTTGTGATCGATATACACGGTATCCTTTGAGTTGTAGTTTCCATTCTGTGAATAGATGATCTCCCGCGGCTGCAACCCCGGTTTCTATTAATATTTTAACATTAACTCCATCACTGGCAGCAGCGTCTAAGATGGTTTGTTTGGTCTGGTTTCCAAATCTTCCACGTACTATATGGGTTACTCCGATTCTATTGTGGTTGGTACGTACTAATAATGCCCCCACTGTGAAATCTGCTTTGAGTGAATCACTTGATTGTATATCCCAACTCCGGACAGTTTCTTTTATATATTCTCCAGGTTGTAGTGTAGTATATTCTAGTTTGTCTATATCAAAGAAGTCGGATGTTTCGTCTAATGGTTTCTGTTGATATAATGCGGAGAATAGTCGTTCTTTTACTTTACGTAATTTTTTATTTAAATCGTTAATTGTGTATTTCTCAGGCCATAATGGAGTATTATCTTCTAATATGGCGGGAAATGTGATAAATTTATAATCTTCATCTTGTTCTATTTGGAGGTATCCAATCAGATCATTGGAGTGCCATCGGGTATGTAATATTATTAGTTTAGTGTGTGGTTCTACACGCTGTTCAACAATACGATTAAACCAGTCTATCTTCTTTTGCAATGCTGTTGGTGTAAACTCTTCATCTTCACCTTTATATGGGTCATCTATGATGATATAGTCTGCATCTTGTCCTGTTATTGAACCAGAAGCACCGGTAAGTCTAATTGAACCATTATATAACTTACCTTCTTTATTACTGAACATTAAATGAGTGTTACTATGTTTTACATCACTGAGATGAACATTAAAATAACTTCCATACTCTTCAACACAATCCCTTAAAGCAATACCAAACTTTTCACTCAATGTGCTGGTATTGTTGATAATAAGAATATTTAAATTAGGATTCTGAAATATAAGCCATAAAGGATAAGCAATTGTAACCATACTACTCTTAGTATGTCGTGGAGGCATTGAAACCCCAAGATGTTTCTCTAATTTACCTCTAGTAATAGCCATTAAATGTATAGATAATTCTCTGATATGACTGGCAGGTACTGGTTCGCTTGCAAACTTCTTAACTATAAACAATTGATAAAATAAATATAAATCATTAACAAAACGAGGATCCAAATCTTTATTTATCATATCCGTTGTCTTCTAAAATTTCGTCTTGTAATTTCTGATTGAATGTAATATTATGTTCAACAGATCCATCAACTTTAACATTAATTTCTTTGTTACCATCAATAACCCCTAATATCTTATATTTAGTATTGAGTAATTGAGGTATGGCTTTGATTTGATCCTTTGGCATCATGTCCTTCATGACTTCTGGATCGACTTGACTTACTATTTCATCAATAATCTTTAAGTCATTAATTTGTAAATCAGAAGCATCACTTAGTCGTTCTTTGGTTTGTTGTTCTGCATATTTACGGCGTGTATCTTCTGTAATATTAAATTGATTATTACGATACTTACTTATGGTTTGTCGTGTTATTGGTGCTTCTTTCTCTTTAAGCCATGATGCTATGTATAGGTCGGGCTTACCTTCCTTTATCATCTCTTCAATCTCTTTTCGGAAGGGTGAAACTTCGATTGCACTTGGTCTTGCCATGGTTAATCAACTGTTAATCTATTGTTAAGTAATGTTAATTTTGGAATGTAACCTTCTTAAATATTGTAACATTATTTGATGATCTTCAACTGTCGGAGCTAGGGTGTTAGTGTGCCAATTATCCTTCTTTGATGTGTAGGGATTGTATATCGTAGCCATATTATTCCTTAAAGTGTAGTTTGCCACCTTCTACATAGGAGGATTCATCTTCTTGGGGCGGGGGGTATGCTCAGCAGTAACATATATATAAATGGATATTATTATGATTACTATTCCGCTAACAGTCCATAGTGCTTCTCGAGGTATTATAGCACTAGTTAGATGGGTTACACCAAGGGCAGCGCCCATAACGGCTAATACACGGAAGTCAAAGGGTATTCTAGGTAACATTTTAATGACCTCTTAAAAATGTAAATAATCCAATAACACAAGTTATAGCCCCTAATAATATAACAATTATAGGAAGGATAGTATTTCGTTTGATTTCCCATTTCTTTTGAACTTTAGCTTCCGTGTTCTCTACTTGTTCATTAGCCTTTCGTTCAATTGCTAACTCTTCGATGTAATCGTTGATAGGATCTATTTTAACAGCTATTTCTTCAAATCCTTTATTTACATTTTTGGTAATATTTTCGATGTAAATTAGAAGTATTGGATGTGCTGCACATGTTTTTGTGGGTATGTTTTCATTGATTTTGAGTAGTAGGTCTTCGTCGAGTGGGGTGTGTTCTATTTTCGTATTTTTTCCAGTTTTTACCATAGGAATTCCCCATGGGTTTTGTTAGATTTATTAAGTATAAAGTTCATAGTTAGTCATGTGGACGGGGCTTATCCGTTCACCGTTTAAAATAAATAATAAAGGGTTAGTCGAGTGGCTGGTCTTCGAGTACAGGGGGTTCTTTGTTAAAATCTGGACTGTTCACAGGTTCTACGGGTTGTACTGGGTTTACTGGTTCTATAGGTTCTTCATCAACTGGAAGTCCTTGAATAATATCAATAACCTTCCTTAAAAATGAACCCGCAATTGCTATTCCTGCAAATACTGCTACTGCTTGTGTTGCATATTGTATTGGTATATAACCTAATACTATTGCTGAAAAAGAAGTTATAAGTCCTAATACTCCTATAATATCTGTTAATGCATCAACTATTTCCCTTTTATTTACCATAATAATGTCCTCCTATGTTTTGCTTTATTTAACTACATAAAGCATGGCTGCACACCCTTTAAAATCCTAATAAGTTTTCGTTTAATCGTATTTTAAGTAAATCCATTAGTGTTAATTTGGGTTGTACGGGTTGAACTTGTGCAATATTGGAACTAGTTGGAACTGTTGTCTTTGCAACTGTATAATGTGTAAGCCATACACCGGAACCACTGGCTTTGCAATGTCCGTTTATACTATAATCAGCATCACATCGGATACAAGTGAATTCGCCTTCGGGTGTGCCTTTGGGATTAAAACTAAGCTTTCCACCACAAAAGGAACATCTATTAATAAATGTACCAGTACACCAATACCAACCGCCACTTGCTGAGTTATAGCCTGTTGCGGTTACATATTGATTTGTAACTTTGACATTGATTGCAGATGATGCACTAACCGCTCCGATTGAACCTATATATGCTGAATATAATTGTTTTAAATTGAACATTTACACGCCCCTTCAAATCTGCAAAATTACTGTTTTAACTGCATTGCAAGATTAAAACAATATCGTTGCCACTAAGGAGTTGAAAAATTCATATTATCACTATCCTTTATAGAAAATAAATCTAATCGTGAAGTTAATCGATCACTAATCGTGAACCTATGGTGGTATTACCATATTACAAACTTACAAAAAATATAAAAACCAAAGTTAGAACCACTATTCTTCATCTCTTTGGTTTTTTTTGTCTAGAGATCCCATCATGATACTAAAAAAAATATTTATGTTATTAATCTAACAGAAACCCTGGATATAACCAGATTCTGTATGTATATAATAAAAAATAGCCCGTAAAATGGATGAGGTGATAAATTAGGGGTATTTACACGTTACGGGCATAAAAATAAAAGTTAAAATGTTGTTCAATTCACAAATTGAACCATTTATAGTTCATAAACAAAATGTTTACAAATCATAAACATTTATGACTATAACCTTCCGGTTTCATCTTATAAATCAAACGCTTAGTAATAACCTCACCATCAATCAATTCATAAACATTAACAGCACCAGGATATTTTATACTAACGGTTTCAGATAACTCTTCTATATATCGGATACCCTCTTCAACTACAAACATATTAATCACCCCAAAAAAAGTATAATAAAATAGGTACAGGACATTCAAAATTAAAATAACATAAAGTAAAAGTTTTATTCTTCAGGTTCGTTCTCTAATGCACGTCTAAATGATTCTTCTGCTAACATTATATAATATTCTTTAGTACCTACTTCAACTTCTTCTACCATTAAAATCCCTCCTATACAATTATTTTTAGAATGTGAGAATATTCCTGTACCTTTTAAATATTACTCCTTAACTTTTCGGTGAACATAATAACTTCGATGGTGAGTGCTTACCAGTCCATCCCTTCTAATCTGGACTTTATGATATAATCCATCATCGTCAATGTCTGAACAGTTATTTTGCCAGTCACTCATCGGTTCATCTCCACGATAGGCCATTCAGGCCAATTAATTTCATTCTCAACAAACTCAATACCGTCACGTCCAACCATAGTAGACATATAACCTGGTATTCCAGGTCGGTATTCTCCTTCTTGAGCATAAGAATCTATATATGCCATGAACGATCCGTTTATTGCAAAACGTCTATAATAATCGTCATAAGGCCCCATTATAATATGTTTCCATTGGAATAAATCATGGACATGACCATAAAGGTAAGCATCTGCTTGATACATATGAACCAATTTTTCAACTGCATTCATTTTTCCACCCTTGGTTTGGCCTCCAGATTTACCATAAGTACACATTAAAGTATATTCCTTATCAACATCATCAAAATGAAAAGTATGTAAACTATGACTCATAAGGCGGGGTATATCCAATTCACGACAAATACTATTTACAATATCAATTCCATCATTGTTACTAGTTCTTTTCTCATGATTTCCCCTACTTATCCCTAATAATTTATCTTTATCTGCAAGAGGTTCAATATCATCAATAACAACTTCAACTTGTTCTTCAGGGGTTAAAATTTGTTCATAAACGCCTTCACCAACAGATGATCGTGTATTGTTTTCAACAAGATCTCCATTAATAATTCCTTGACAAAAACGTGTTCTTTTTATTTTGTGAATCATGTTTAGCCATGGCTTTCGTAGGTGTGTTTTGGCTCCTAAGTGTATATCACTTATTTGAACAACTTGTAATCGACGATTTATGGGTATTTTAGGATAATGTTTTAACCTAAATAGTCGTTGGATAGCCATGGAAATGTTCACCAAAATATAGGTTTTATTATATAAAAATAATAATGCCCTGTCAAATTGTGCTATCTACTTAATTCATTTATCGGTATCTTCAACAAGGCATAATTTAATCAAAATAATATTCACAATCTTCACATCGTTCAGCATTAAATTCCCCATATCCTTGAGGACATTCTTTATTAGGATTATCACATAACGGTCCAGTTTCTGCAACTAATATACGTCCTCTCCAATAACTCATTGTCCAATCCCCCTATCTTCTGTGAGTCGTGTATCATATCGTGTTTCATATCCCTCTTCTGAAAATCCATCCCCTTCATGGGGTAAACATATACCCGATCCCATGACTTTACTTCCACAATCACATCGGAAGGCTTCTTTATCCTTTAATTGGATAGTATATGGGTTATAACATGTTCTACAAAGTACATTTACCATATCTCTTCTTGTTTCCTTCTTTGTTTTAGGTAGTGGTTCGTATCTTTCATCAAAAATAGGTGCTAAATTATCATTCATAGGATAAATTCGCATTGGATATGTAATCCCATCTATTGGGGGACCTAATAAGACTAATCCACAATCAACACAATTTACCGTTGCATGTTTATTATCCTTTTCTATGAAGTTGGATTTGCATTCAAGACACCGTGTTATGTGTTGATTAAAAAGGTTTTGGGTGTGTTGATTACTATAATCAGTAAAAGTAGCATAATTATGGGTTATTAAGGTTCCTAAGTGGGTATCATTTATCTTTGGGAATTGTGTAAAAATAGTAAATCCTTTATTATATGTTCTCTTACCCTTATATACTGTTGTAATACCCTTATTACGTTTAATCTCTTTTTGTATTAACTTATGTTCTTCTTCAAAATCAGGATCTGGATGTTTACTCATAGTCGTAGTGCCTAATTGAGATAATATACTTACCTTTTTATAAGCCATATAATGCACATTTCTAGCCTTTCGCACATTCTCTTTATGTGCTTCCTTTTTATGTTCATTACAATATTTATCATTACTAAACAATGATTTAACTTCAAATAATTCCCCACACCATTCACATTTTTTACTAGCCAGAAATACCAAACCTCCAAAATAGCATACTTTTATATAACACCTAAAACAGAAATATAGTTCGCTTCTTTAAAAATAGTAAAAATCATACAAAAAGAGAAATTAAGTATTAAAGTAATTTTAAATGTCCAACAATCTCATCTATAATAGAATCTCCCCTAATTTCTAATCCAATACATGTTAATGTTCCTTTCTGGATTTGTGTTTTACCCATATCCCTAACCTGAGCATATTTTATTTTAGATTTTTCACATTTATACATAATTTCAGCCAATTCTTGACCCGAATTAACCTTTAAAATAACTTTAACTTCATTATCAATAGCTTTCCATAAATATTTCTTACCAATACTACTTATTTTATAAGAACGTAAAGAAGCATGAGCCACTTGTCCTGCAATCTTCCCACAATCCATCTTCAAATCTTTACGAACCACTATTGCTTGTTTCACATGAACACCCCCATTATAATAGTCTTTTAGCATTTCCTTTTTTGTCAATATAAACTAAAGGAGAACAAGGATGTTTAAAAACAAGCTTTAAAGGTACATTTAATGGTTTCATCCTATATCCATTTCTAATCATTTAATCCCCCTTTCTACGTTCTCTTCTACTAATAGCCATTGTACGTCTTAATAATTCACTTGTTAACTTTTTATTAATTCCTAATTCACTTAAAACTCCATAACCCGTTAATTTAGGTATATCAGGTTTATCTTCACTCTGGATAAGTGCATTTTCAATATCTGTTACTAACTTTGCAGGTAGTAGTTTTTTAACACTTTTATTCCAATTCTCCATTAAAATCTTACCCATTTCTTGCACCTTCAATTCTTTCAGCTTCTATCCATAGCGTATCAAAGAGTTTTTTCATATCATCTAAATGTAATATTGATTCGTTCTCACCCCAAACAGCACTTTTAGAACATCTACGATAAACTACAAGCCTAACCAAACCATCATTACCAATTCGGATAACTGTTGTAGAGTTGATTCTAACTTCTTTCATAAACTAAAACCTCCCAGCGTTCGCTAATACATTGTAAACTATTCAGTAAAATAAAAAAAATATTCAATCAATTATATTTTAATAAATTCAAGTTCATTAAAAAGCATTTCAAGTCTTTCAACTATACTCAAAGCGCCCTTCTCACCAATACCCTCAGGATATTTACTTAACATGTTTGCAAGTTTAATGGCTTCTTGATAATTATTACTATGATAAATAGGAACAATCATCTTATGTTCTTTTACTTCTTGTAAATTATATAAACCTTCTTTTATACTTTCAAACACCTTAACAACCCCCTATTCAAACATATCTGGTTGAACACAACAGTATGATGGTCTTATCATTCTCCAATTATCTGTATTGATTTCCATTTCATCCCATGAACCACCATGAACCCATCTTAACCTTATTTTAGTTGGAATTGGACAGTTCATTCTACTTCCATTATTATCTTTATGTATTTCAGTTTTTTTACATTCTAAATATTCCTGAACAAATGGCAATTTAATCACCCATTTTTCCTAGTTTCATGATGGTTGTAAGTTTATCATTAGGGTCTTGTTTAACATTTAATAATTTATATTTAGTATAAACACCTTTCCTATCTACAATTGTTACATCCTCATGTATGGGGACATAATTTGCTCCATCATCCATATGTACCTCTTTATATTTTGTTTTAATTTTTAAGATTTCTTTTGATTCGTATTCCTTTTCAAGTGTTCTTATCAAATCTTGTACTTCATCAATGGCATCCGCAGCCCCGCCATGATAATAATTTAAGTTACATACGTTATTCCTAAGTTTTTTCCACATGATCTCATATTTATCCATTAAATCCTCCCCTATTATGTATCCTATCCCCTTTTTGTCATTTCATTGTGTTCTGTTTGGTATCGTATTCGTTGAAATGTAATTTCATCTCTTTGATATTCTAAATCATTAATGATGTCTTGTAAAACATTAATTTTCATGTCCAATTCCTTTTCTTGCTTTAACCAATCAATGACCTTACCCATACCAAAACCCCCTAACTAATACTTTGTTCACCTCATAAAAAATAATATCTTTTACTCATCTAGTTCTTCTCTTGATTTGTTTGTTAATATCTTATTTTTATATCTATATGTTACCAATTCTTTATTTTTCCAATCAATAAAATTTAATGTAAATTCATTGTCGCTCCATGTTATCTTATTATCAAATTGTACATGTTCCCTATGTTCAATTAACTTAATCATACCCTTATCTTCCATACTTACCACCTTACACAGTATATAATATCTAAAACCCCTTAATGTGTGTTTATGTGTATTTTAGGTATATAATTACAGTTCTTTGAAGGTATTGGTTTAACTTCCTTCCAATCCACTTCTAAATATTCATTACTAAAATTACACTTTAAAACATTCATATATTCCACATTAAAGTTTTCACACTTCCTACAATCCAATGACTTCTTAATGGGTTTACTTATTGGTAATGCATCTATAACCTCTTCATAGAAGTTATGACCTTTTATTATCACTTCTGTGGTCATTATGGTGCCTCCCATGTTTCAGTTTCTGTCTTCCATTTTTTATTATAAATTCCTTGCATAACAAAACAAAGCCATATCTTATTTAAATCACTATCAAACTCATAGTCCTCATTAAAATATCTCATAAACATTTCTAAGATTAAATCTAATGTAATCCCTATTTTTGGAATAACAATATTTTGGAGGTCTTCTTGACGTGGTAACCATGTAAATCTTTTATTTAAAGGGATTATATTATCAATATCAACTTCTATTTTTCCAAGATAACTGCAATCTTCATTAAGCATTATTCGTTTAACAAGGCTCCCCTTAATATCCACTAATATTTCAATCCTAGTTTTATGATGAATACTAGGATATGGATTAAACAAGCGATCACCGGGTTTAGGAATCCATAAATCTTGAATCTCCTTAGCACTTTTACACATCATTATATACTCACTATTCATGCTTTTAACTCCTCTAGTATCTTATCTCGTTCTTTCCTATATTTTTCACTCTCTTTTTTAAATCCACCCTCTTCAAACCAATGATATAAAGTATTAACAGTATCTAAACGATTAAAATTAGGATTCATGGTGTTTCCTCCGTTATTGGTTTCCACCTATGATTTTCATGATGTTCTTTTAATATCTTTTTTTCCTCTTTATAAAGTGCTGGAAACAACTCTTTTGTCAATTCATCCATACAACGATATACTTTCACAATTAGTCCTCCTTTAAATTCAGTTCAATAGTTGTTTTATAGAAGTATGGATTTCCTTGATTTCCAAGATAAGGTTTAATTAATCTTGTTTTACTTGGTTTTGGAATATCAAAGGTTTGCATAGCATCAACCCATTTATGAGAGAACCAAACACCAAAATCATACATAGTTTTAGTTAATTTATTCATAGCCTCAATTAATGGTTTACAATTCACAGTTAAATTAATATTAAGTTTAGAATACTTTAATGCCCTTAACCTTCTTTGTTTCTTTCGAGTATAACAAACACGATTATACACATTATTCACATTATCATTCCCCCCTTTTTTACACTACCCCATTCTGTCTGTTTTTAGTCTTTTATTTTAACCATCCACGGTCTTTTAGGGTATTGAATTAATTTATCTTCTTTAACAAGTTCATCTCTTAATTCATTCCCTAATTCAGTATTTGCAATACCACTTTCTGATATTTGAACTTGAGAAGGAATGAAACCTTGACTTCGAGATTTGGGATTTGAATAATAACCACTCACCTTTTTTAATGCAGTCACTATAATGCTTTTAACTTGTTTTCTTGTTCGTGGTTTGTTATTATTAGTTACCCCATATTTGATACTTTCAAGAAAATCTAAATGAGTATAATAATTTCCAACCCTTTCAAAACATTTCCAGGGCATAGATTCACTTTCATATCCATATGGTGCTAATCCACACCACCTATCAATATTCCAACCAGCATAACCTTCAATATATTCATTTATGGGTTTTATTATACCATAAGATAAAATCCCACACCATTCATATTTAACTATATCCATTTCATAGAGTCTTTCATTATTTTTATCTCTTTGATTTATTTCTTGAAGTACAACTATTTTGTCAGCTTCCAATCTTAAATCTTGAATTTCACCATATTCGCTATCAACACTTACACTTGATAATTCAAGTCCACTATAAAAATGTAATCCTGTAACTGGTAATAATTGACCTTTTAAATCATAATCTAAATCATAATCACATTTAAAATATGCCTTACACCTTATTCTTTCCATAATTAACAACCTCCCCCATACACCCCACACATTATGGGGTTTGAAACTCACCCTTAATCTTCCGTGCTATTACAGGGCCGATCCCATCTATTTCTAAAAGGTCTTCAACAGATACCTGGTAAAGATCCCATAAACTATACTTTTCAAGAATTAACAAGCCCTTACTCTCTGAGATGCCCTCAATACCAGCACAAAGCATACTAAGATCGGGACGTTTACTGTTTGCAGCACTTAATTTGGGAGTATAGACTTGACTACGCTCAAAAAGTCCCTTTTCTTTCTTCTTGAATACTAAACGTTCGATTTGATGCCAAAACTCAGCATTATTATCCACCTGCAATACATTTAAACCATATTTCATAATCATAGATGCTATAACCCCCCTATACCATTTCTGATCATATTGTCTATATCGTGAATCCTTCTTTCGTAGTTCATTAAAGGAGCCTTCAATCACTAAGAATCTATCCTCATATGCCATCATCTTAGGTGCCTGATGGTGCAAACGTTTATCTTTACCAGTTACACTACTAATCAAATCACTGACGGTTTTTCTCTCAAATATCATGCCATCCACAAGGACATCACCCGTTATTAATGTTGTAACAAGAGCATTACCCGGACCAAACTTTTTAATACCTCTTCTTTGGACTTCTTGAGTTTCTCTCGAATCTATAAGAATTGTCAAAAATAATCACCTCAAAAGTACAGCACTATTTGATAAATAGTAAATCATATTATCACTTAATTTGAACCATTCTCCTTTTAAACGGTCTTCTTTGAATAGTTCATGAAGTTGTTTTTCTTTAATTTCATTAGCATTTTGAATAACTAAATATAAAGTTAATTCATAAGGTGAACTGGTTTGCAATGATTCTAAACGTTTATGTGGATTTTTAGCAGCCCCAATCTTTACAGCTCCAAGTTCAGTAGATCCTATAAAATAAACAGCCATTTTAAACCTCCAAAATATTATTACAAGTTTGCATATTAGGATTATCACAACCAGTACCACACAAACCCTTTTGGTAACAATGGTAACAACCACATTCAAAACAGTTTTTCCAATCTTCAATTTCAATAAGTGTTGATTCTAAGTTATCTAACAACTTTTCTTCAATCATTTGTTTATGAACTTCTCGAATACTCAACACAATTTCATTAATTGCAGGTTTGATATTTCCTTCAAAAGTTAATTTTATTGGATATTCATTGTTAGCTGCAATTCCTATGACATTATCACTTTCACTACTGTATTTAGTCCATTCATTAGGTTTTAGTCCTTTAATTCTAGATTCTAATGGTTGTTTGCTTCTTTTCCAACTGTTATCATACCAATGTTGATATGTTTTATCTGCATAGTGAACTCCATAAGTTCCTTCATTTTTAAAATAAACAAGGTCTATGTCTTCATTGAGTTTTCCAGTATATATCCCATTTTCAGGATTACTCAAAAATAACACCTCCGAAAATATGTAACGCATTTAACGCCAGTCGTTCTATAATGTGTTCACGATTTATTAAATCAAAAAAGAAGTATTTTAAACGGTTATTTCACTTCTTCATATATTTAACGCCAGGGGACGCCAGACGCTAAAACAATAAATATTAGTACGTTATTCAATGAACATGTACCTTAAAAGACGACGCAAAAAACAGTATAAAAACAAGGTAAGACTATGCAGTACTAATTTTCATACAGTTACCCCAATATGGTAATGGTACATATTCATGTTGATCCTTTAATGAAATCCCATAAGTTCCTTCATCTTCAAAAGTAGCAAAAACTAATTCTCCATAATTGTATTTGAGAACTTTCTCATCTTCATAACTTAATTGAACATTTTCTTTTTCAGACGTATAATTATCCCTTCCTAACTCCCATATAATATTATGTCCTTTCTTCTCTAATTCACGTAAAAATCCATTATCTCCCAATTCTCTGAAATATCGTTGGACTGAACGTTTAGCATCTGTTGTATTCGTTTCTTCCATATACTTAGCAACTGTAACTCCTTTGACTATTGCATCTTCATCAAAATAGGTGTGTTCATGTTTTCTAAGATCTGCTAATATTTCAGTAGCACCTGGACTAAGATTTGATACAATACTAGTATGATATTGTTCTAATATTTCAAGAAAAAAACTTATATCCTCTTTGGTTGTGAATATTGTTTGTGTACCATTTATATCATATATCCTTCGATTATAACCATTAATAGCAGTTATAACTTCTAATATACCATTATATTTATGGATATCCCTGAAAAGATATTTACTACTTCCTAAAAACTTTTCCATAAATGTACTGTATGGGTTGTATATAACAACAGTCTTCAACCGTTCACGTAATGCCCTTACCATATTCTCTATTGTAGGTATTTTCTCTTGATAGTTTTGGATTAACTCATAAGAATCTGTACCTTTCTGACGGTTTAATCTATCAAATAACAAGAAAGATTCACGATGTTTTTTACCACTTCCCGGTGTAATAAATAATGATCTTGAAGCCTCCTGATCATCATAATTATAACCCGGTACATTAGTATAAGTTAAACAAGGTTTACCAAACAATTCATATTTCTTATTAACAAAACCCCCATCAGGATGAGGTACCTGTTTAATACGTGCCATATAACCATCTGATTGTAATTCTTTCATAGCATTCTTAAAAAATTCAGCCTCTTCATGATCTGTTTTACCACCCATATCTCCTATATTCACAATTTTACCATCAAATTGATATGGATCTTCATCACAAAAACCAAATAAGGCCGCTTCTGTTGTACTTTTGATATTCATTACATATTCTTCAGGTACCATTGCAGCGGCGGTTTCAAGAATCTTAGTTTTACCTGTACCTCCCTCACCAATTGCAATAACAGATATAGGTTCTTGTAATAATACTTGACTGCAATAAGCAATAAAAGCATATAATATATTCATACGTTCACTAGCAGCATACCAATCAGTTAAACTTGCAATCCATAAAAGAGGACTTTCTATCTCATTTAAAGATTTATAACCTTCATCAACTCTTTTCTTTTCATCTTGCCTTTTCTGTTGTTCTGATTCCCCTTCTTCGACTTTTGCAGCTTCAAGTTTGTCATAATATTGTTCCGTTAAATTTAAGAGTGCATCTTCTAACATATCCTTAATGGCCTGATCATTCATGTCAGAATATATCTTCTTAGCTTTTCTAAATAATGCTCTTCCTTCATTGGTACTGAGTGTTACATTTTCGATAGGTCTAGTTAATTTAATCCTTTCAATGGGTTTCTCTGTTTTTTGATCAGTAAATTGTAAAAAATGAGGATTACCTTTAATCACATCTAAGGTTTTTTTATCTTTAAGTCCTGTTTTAATATATGATTTTCCCAATAGAGTTCACCCCCTACAAAAATAAATAAAATGTGTAGGGAGTGTTCTAATTTACAATCCCTAATACTTCCTTAATATTACTAAACTCTTCATGTGTCATCCGTTTAGCCTTGGTTAAACTTGTGCTACGTTTTAATAGTTCTTCTTGTGTCCAATGTTCATCCTTATTATCAAAGGAGTTTATGATCTGATCAAATTCTTTGTTTAACCCGGAACATTTCTTCCATAATGGTACCATATCCATTTCTGGAGGTTTACTATCTTCTTTTTTAGGGGTTTCGAGTTCAGATCCATCCTCTTGCTTTATTGTACTACTTTTTGGTGTTTTCTTGTTTGCAGATTTGGGGGTTTTTTTACTTGTTCTGGCAGGTCCAGATCCAAATTTATTATTTTCTTGGTTTCTAACTCCATCCATTTCTTCAGCGGGTGTGCCTTCATATCCTGCTAATACCATAATCCAACCTAATGGAATCCTTAATGATTTGCTTGTTGCACGAGTTATGCTCATAGATTTAATAGCATATTCATCATCCCATTTTTGATATGTAGTTCCATCCTTTCGTTTAACTGTTTCTTTATCACTACAAAGGGCTTCTCCAATCCCTACAATATCACCTTTTAATGTTTTTGCAACTATACGGGATTCATATATAATTTCTTCGTTTCGGTCTAATCGTTTACTTGTATCAAGTATTGGGAATACTTTGAGTAAAGCTCCTAATGTTGTCCATCCTTCAACATGAACATGTTTTTTGCCTTTTATAACTGTATAGAGCTTTTTTTGTTCGATTATGTCTGCTAGTGCATTGGCTATTTCTGTAGCTTCATTAATGATTAATGTAGGGTTTGTTTCTTCTAATAATGTTAATGGGGCTTGTTGATCCTGTACTGCTATTGAACATTCATTATCCATTTTATACCGCCTCCACCACTTCAATAGTGTTCCAAGTAATGTTATTACCATTTATATTGGCTTCTTGTCCTATTGTGTTGATTGTAATTTCTTTTAGTCCATTTAAATATTCATAAAGTTCTTTAAAACTTATACTTAGTTTGTTATGTTTTCCTTTGAACTTTGGATCTGCTAATGTTTCTATGCTATTTACAAGATCGAATCCTACACTTTTCTTCCAGAAGGTTAGATTATCTTCTAAGTTTTTAAGTTTTAATTGTGTTTTCAGGACTTCTTTATTTGTTTTATTGATAATCCAAAGATTAGCTCGGTAGTTTGTTGTTTCCTTACCAGTGTCTTCATCTGTATATACAAAATCATACATTTCACCTAAGTATGGTTTACCTGTAAATGGTGTTCCATCATTCATATCTGTGTTTAAAATAAACTCATCATAATTTTCTATATTTGGATCATCATTCTCAAATTCTTGCTCTTCCTTAACTAAAGTGCCAAATACCATTATTTCACCCCATTACGTTTTAACTCTATTTTTGAGTCCATATGTTCTAGTACAGCCATTTCGGCTCGTTTCCATTTCTCTATAAGTCGTATCATTGTACTATCATTTTTGAATAAATCGTTTTCTTCTTTTGATAGTTCATCAGAATAGGTTATATTCTGAAACCTTTTCTTCCATTTCGTTTTAAAAGTTCTTATGTCGCCAGTGCTGACAACAATTTCATTCTCCACTTTAAATCACCTCATAGTTTTACCTCTACCAAAGGGATAACGTGCTGATAGGGTCTGTAAAAAAATAAGATAAATAATATAAAAAAGATATTTAATTCGTTATATAGCACTATAGAGAAGTTCAATTTGCTTTTTTGACTTCTTCTATTCTTAATTCTCCAGACCTATTGAAATTTACTTTTAATTTACATCCCAATTCTTTCTGTAAATCTATTAAAATTTCCGGAGTAATTTCAACATTATACCCACTAGATTCAGTTAATTCTAAACAGTTTTGAGATCGTTCAATATTCCACCATAAACTAGTAATGCTATATAATTCACTTCTCAACTTACTCCGCAAATCTTCACATTCTTTATCTACTTTTAAATATTGTTCTTTTAAACATTCTACACCCATGAACTCACCCCATTGATGTCATTAATTCCATGTTTTTATCTAATAATTCTGTAATCACTTGTTCTTGTTCGCTTACAGTCTGTTTAAGTTCCCTAATCTGCTTATCTTGTCTATTTAATTCCATAACATATCCTTTTATTAATTCAGTTTTACTATCTACCAACCAGTTCCAATCCTTATTTTCCTTCTTGAGAGTTTGATTTTCTTTTAAAAGGTTTTGATACTCAATACGATCACACGTTGTCATACTAATCACCCCTTAATATCCATCAAAAACAATCACTTTCTCTTTGTGTTCAGGTTTTTTGTTTAATTCCCAGTTTTTATTAATCAAACCCGTGATTACTCCCTTTTGTGTTTTAATGGTTTGTCGTAGTTCGTTATTTTTACATTTTAACTCTTCAAATTCAACTAGTTCACTCATGTTCATGGGATCACTTTACCCTTAGAATGTTCACACAAACTTTCATCTCTGGTTACTAAAACTACATAAATAAATTGTTGCGAAGGAAATCTTGATCCATCTTTATGAGTAGGAATCCGTTCAAATGATTCCCATATAACTCGGTTATATCCCAAAGCCTCATAACATGCCTCATTGACATTATCCATCAATTCCCTAACAGAACTACCACAAATTTCTTTAATCTTCATTTAACCACCATACGGACTTACAATCAACATGAAACTAAACACAAACCATGCTACTAATACCAGTACAACCGTAGTAATGACTAAAAGTGCATGCCATTGCTCCGATGTTAAAAATGGTTTATTTTGATGTAATAGTTTTCGTTCCTTTCTTGTTATCGTAGGTCTATTAACATTTTGTTTAGTTTTTTTCATTAAGTTCTGATATTTATGAACTGCCATCATACCCACCGTCCAATAGTCTTTTAATCTCTTCAATGTTCGGTTCTATAAGAATAATCGTTTTAAATCTTCTCTCGCCAATACTAAATCATCATCTATCCTGAATTTATCTAATATGTTGTCTACTGCCATGTCAAGTAATCTCACTGTGAGTCCATTCATATTAGCCCCCTGCCCATGCCCACATTGCAACTTTAATTAGTACAAAGACTACTAATGCTAAAAATCCAAGCCATGCTAAAGGTATTCCAATTATTACTAAAAGTCCCCATAACCCACTCATTTTTACAACCTCCGAAAGTGTAAATATTTAATAAAAACCCCACCTGAAAAAAGTAACATTCCAATAAAAAGGAAGAAAACAATAACCAATCCTATCTGACTAATTATATCCACGATTTGGATTGGAATCATTCTATCACTATCCCATAGTCTGCAATAGCCCCAAATATTGCTTCAAAAACTTTCTCACTAGTTCCAAAATCCATTAAGTATTTTTCAATAGGTGAGTGAATGCTTTCACTTAACAATTGGTTTACGGATTTTCCAACCTCTAATCTAATTGTTTCTGAAATTTCTTCTTTTAAATACTCCAATTCCTTTGGAGTTAAATCAAAACTGTATTTAATTTCACCGTCTGTTTTGTTTTTATAAACTAAAAGTTCCATAAAATCACCTCATTCCCAAAACTCATCATATTCTGGTTTATGGCTATCTTCAATAATCCCAATAGGCATATCTACATCCTTCTTTTTAACATGTACCTTAAATTTAGGCATCTCGCTTATATCATAACCATATTTATTATCCTTTTTCCATGCTAACCATTTAGCTTGACTATGTTTCTCAGCTACAACTAAATTACAGATACAATAATCTTCTGGAGGATCTAAACTACAACAATTAACATGATCTTCAATAACTTCCGATAGAACAAAATAGATATTAGGCATCTAATCACCTCATAATTAGGAGGGAAACTTAGGGTGGCAAAACCCTAACAAAGATTCCCATTGTGTTCAATAATCATTACCCATATTCGCCCACGCTTTAACTTCTAATGCTTCTTGAGCTACGGTTTTAACCGGTTCAGGTTTGTTTAAATAAAATGTAGTAATTGTTGGTACATCATGTTGCCATTCAACATTACATTCAACATTCCAACCCTGAGATAATCCACCTAATATTTTAACAGTGGATAATCCTTTACGTATAACCGCTTGATATGTTCGGTTACGTCTTCCCCTGACTAGACAGTACGGTTCTTCAAGTTTAATCACTTTCTGTACTACCATAACATTAACCTCCTATTCTATTTTGTAATCTTCTCTGGTCTTCCCGGATAGTTTTTAATGGATTGTTACTATTATTTTTAAGCATTCCTAGGTGGCTACGTCTCCATCCTATAGCTTGTAATGTCCTTCCCGGTAGTCTGTGCATAAGTTCCGTATCACTTTCCACTGTATGATATTTTCGTATAATCTCTATTTCATCCTCTGTCCACGGCGCTCCCATAAATTATCACCTCTAATAATGTTTTTAATACTCTAAGAATTGCAGACCCGGTAATTGCAACCGGTAAATGATGGTGAGGTAGAGAAGGTTATAAGCAAATCCACCAAATCCCTTGTATCTGCATAAAAAAAAGTAATTAGTCAATTTAGATATATCTAATTCCAATTGTTCCAAGAACTTTAAACAAATCCTGAATATTAATTGTAACTAACAATCCATCTATTTCTAAATCAATTTCATCAATATCATTAACTCCAAATCTGGCTAAACCTTCAAAATCAGGTCCATCCTCACCGTCAGATGTAAATGCTCTTATTCTCACTGTTTCTACCATAATATTTCACCTCATAATGTTTTTTATTTAAATCTGGGGTTCTAGAAATATTAGAAAATATAACTGGAGGTCTCACGTCCTGTAAAAAACAATACTTGCTAGAATATCCCCTGAAAAATAAAAATATAGGAGTATTATCTTCTAATATGGCGGGAAATGTGATAAATTTATAATCTATTGTGTTCTTTGTTTTATCGTTACCTGAAATTTCAGTAACTTTATTGTTCGTGTTTCGTTTACCAACTTTTTTTGGACACATCGAAGCCCTTTCGAGCCACCCAGTTGACTTTCTAAGATTTTGTACCCAGATCACATAATCTTTTTAACAAGTTATGTTTGTTTCACTGTTATCTTGTTATACTATACGATAGGTTATCATGTTATATAAACTTTGTTATATTGATAACAAAATAACATAGAAAAATAGCAATATAACAAAATAGGTAACTTATAAATATTAAGAGTTATATAAAAATAGCTACTTAAGTAAAGAGGTGTAAATATGGAAACTATATGTAACATAGTAGAGGAAATAACAATGGAAGATCCAAAGAAAATAGTACAGATGCCAATCAGAATAGATTTATACACACGTACAGAAATTAAAGTCTTAGCATTAAGAAAAGGTATAAGTCTTAATGAACTTGTATTAGGATGGGTTATGGAAGGATTCAATAAAGAAAATAAAAAATAAATTAATGGTTTTGGTATATATTTTAAACAAACATCATAATAGTTATTTCTTATTCTTATAGGGCTAGCTACGGCTATAATAAAAATCAACCCTTTAATAGTATATTGGCTTGTTTTAGAATTTTACTATTTTCAGATCGTATTTGTTGATATTCAGGATCTGTACGATTAAACTCTTTAAGTAACCTTATGTTATTATAAAATAGGGTTTCAAGATCATCAAAACTAGAATCTAATTTAGGGATAGATTTAAATTCATTATAGACTATACTTTCCATTGCGGGATCAACTCCGTATGGAAGGTAGGGTGTTTAAACTTTGGACGGTTTTACCCTATCTTCCAATAATTATACCTTTTACATATACAGTTTAGTTTTGGAGTATATAAGTATAACTAGAGAGTGCAATTGAGAAGTAATAAAAAAAAATAGTTATTCACTTTCTTCATGTTTCTGTAACATCTTAACCTGACGTTTTAACAATTCCATATCCCTCATAACCTTACTAAATTCAGGACTTTTTAATGTGTGCACCGTTGTATCTTCAATACTCAATGAAGGGATAACTGTTATATATTGTTCTTTTAGGCTTTGAACATGTAACTTAAAATAAGAACTTGTTACAGGGTCTATTTTATGAGATAAGAGCCAATCAATGGTTAATTGTTGTAATTCCTTTCGATAGAGTGTTGTTGCGAAAAACTTTCTTAGATTATGTGATTTGAAATATCCTTGACGGCCTCTACTTTCAAATGCACAGTTACGATTTATCTTAGCGAAATATTGTGTTATTCCCCTACGGCTTATTGGTTTATTTTTATATAGGTTACTATGGAATAATGGTTCATCAATTGTTTTGGGTGGTTCGGTTTTTAGGTAATATAATATTGCATCCAAACTTTCAGGAGTGGAAAATGTGATAGTAGGTTGGTTTGTTTTTTGACTTATGAATTTCCATGTTGGTACGATTAAATTAGATTCGTTTGAGGGTAGTGTATTGATAAGAACATCTATATTTAATTGGTTCTTTTCTGGTAGTTTTACATAGTCCTTTAAGGAGGTTAAAAGGTCGCTGTATTTAAGTGAACGGATGTCAGATGATCGCATTCCTGAGCTTATCATTAACAGTATAATGGCTTTGTATTTTGTGTTGGCTATTTTCAGTGCTAATTTTATATCCTCTTTGTCAGGTATGTCATCAATATCTTCTTTTGGTAAGTTTTTCTTGAATCTCATCCTTGGAAGTTCAATACTATATTCTGTATAAAATGATCGTATTGTTGTTAATGCTGAGGATCGTGTATGTATACTATAATCCTCTTTTGTTAGGTAATCCTTAAAATCTAATAGATATTCTTTTACCTTCCTATTCCTTAATCGTATCCGTTCATCCTCTTCGGCTTCGGCTTCGGCTATAAAATCAGTAGGGCTTTTATTTACAAATTTACTATATAATGTTAGGTGACTTAAATATCGTGTGATGGTACTTGGTTGTAATTCACGGTTTTGGATGAAACTTTTAAAAAGGTTGTCATGTCGTAGATCCATACTCCTATTATTGTAATCCGAGTATTTATTAATAGTTATAATTTAGGGTAGGATTGGTATTAAAAAGAGTCTGACTATTGATTAATATGCTGTCTTTATGAAACATAGAATAGATTAGTAGTCTGTTCCTAATTAATAAATAACCACAAAGTTTATATTACCTAAAAGTCATATATTATACTGTCTAAGAGTGTTTTTAATCTTGCTCTTAGATTACTCCAATTGATGGGGTAAATTAAGATTAAAGGAGTATTTTAAGAGGTTAAAACATGTATGATAAAATTTGTGAATATTGTGATAAACTATTCCAAAGTAAATTTGATTATACTAAATATTGTTCTAGAAAATGTAGGTTGCAATCACGTTCAAGATCTAAACATCCTTTAAAATCAAAACTTTGTATTTTCTGTGGTAAAATATTCATGCCTGATCGTTATACTAATAATTATTGTAGTAGAAATTGTAGAGAACAAGGATATTATGCTGATAACAAAGAAAAGATATATAAATATAAGAGAGAATATCATCAAAAAAATAGGGATAAACATTTAAATTACCTTAAAAATTGGCGTGAAAATAATAAGGATAAAATAAGAGAATTAAATAAAAGGTATCGTGAGAACAATAAAGAACATTTAACGAATTGGAATAAAAATTATTATAATAATAATAAAGATCAAATAAAGACTAAAACAAAAATGTATAAAATTAATGTTTCTTTTCCTCGCCTATTAAAAAAATATAAAGAGAATGGATTCAATTTTAAATCAGCTAAAGAAATGGAACATGCTAGGTGGGAATGGAGTCAAGTAGTAAGATATAGGGATAATTATATCTGTCAAAGATGTGGAAGTGTGGAAGATGTAAAAGCACACCATATTATCCCTTATGTACAAGATATTAGTCAATCATTAGATGTTGATAATGGAATTACTTTATGTAGTAATTGTCATGATAGGGGTAACAAAGGGAGTATCCACAATATTTTTTGGGTTAATTATAATATTGAAGAGTTTTGGGATTGGTTTGGATCTTATGATCCTGAAATAACTGTTGAAAGGGATTATCAAGAATCATTAGATAGTTTTGTAGGGTGAAACCAGTCAAAGAGCAAGAAAATCCCCTAATAACTTAAATTAATAAATTATTAAGGGGAATTATATTATTATTTTATGTTTCATTGAGAATTATATCTATTTTAGCTAGGAAGTCATCTACAATTTTATTAGCTACTTCCTTAACTTCATCCTCATTATAACAACTATTACACATTATTAATCCTCTTCTGTATTGGATTACTGGTATCACATACTTTAATACGCTTTATGGTTGCTATAAGTACACTATCATCACACACATGAGGTTCGTGTGAACTATGAAGTAATCCACAATGGATACAACGTGCTTGTACTATGCACATCGTTAAACACCTTCAACAGGTTGTATTGGTATAAATAGTGGATAACTGTTTTCAGTGTAATAAGTGAACATTTCTTCAAAAACATTCCATGATACAAAATCAGATCGGTCACTATCAACGGGAATAGTTAAAGGGTTATGTCCATGCTGTTGTTTTCTATAAGTGTCTACAAATAATATCATCTCTTTAAACATCGTTTCCGATACGCTTAATTCTGATTTATCCATATTACAGATTTTAACACCCTCTTTTCATGCATACTTAACATATAAGTTCATAAAACTATGTTGGAGTTGTACTTGTTGGTAGTTCTGCCAGTATAAATCAATAACCTCCTTAGAGAAACATCCCATACAATTATAGAGTAAAGCTTTTATTTCAGTTTCGTATGTCATCATTTAACCTCAAATAAGTTAGGTAAATGCATCTTTTTAATTCGTTCAAACATTTCCTTCTCTTCTTTTGTTGCAGGTCTTTGCATTTCCATGAGAAAATTATAAGCATCTTTACCCTCTAAAGTTGGTGTTGGTGCAATTGGTTTAGCCATTTTAATCACCATTTAACATTTTAAGGTCTTGTTTATCTCCAGTCATGTAATCCGATGCATGAAATCTATATATTTTACTAAAACGTTTAGCTACTTTTGGAAGGTTTAAAACATCCTCTTTAGATTTGGCACTATTTAAAAACCATTGACCGTCTATCCATGAGAAGGTACAATTAACCCTTTCCACTTCTGATGCTTCTCTTAGAATCTCTAAAATCTGTGAAATACTATGGAATTTCATTGTATGATTCTCAACAGCACATATAACACGTATACGGTCAAAGAACCAACCTACCATTAATTCGAGAGCATCGGGGTCGCTTGGAATATCAAAGGGGTTACCTAATCTAAAACGTGTAGTATCCATTTTAATCACATCAAAATTAGTTATAATTCTATATGATGAGCATTAGGAAAACTTTGCGAATCGGTTATCCTAGAAGTGGGACATCTTAAATCAACACTGCACTGATGTTCCATGTATTTCGGATATAAATGATTGCAGTAACGACAGGTAATATATTCAGAGTTTTTGCAGATAGTATCCTCTCCTTAAAAAAGGTATAATAAAAATACAACCTTTAAAGGTTGTAAAACGAAATACAACCTAATTAAGTTGTATTTATGTAAATCCATCATCAGATAATAACCATGGATCATCATAACTTAGGAAGGGCAAACTACACCAATGATCACCTGGACCGGTAAATGGGGAGTTTACACTTATTTTCCTTGCTAAATCATAGATTGTACCATTCTTGATAGATCCTATAATGTTTACAATATGGCCTTTCAAGTGGCCATAGTGAACTTCAAGTCCTAAGTCTTTAGCAACCGCATAGCCTATTTGACTTACATCGGCACAGTTAAGTCCACTATTAGCTTTTAACCTATCCAATGCTTGACCTTGGGGGTATATATCGTCATAGTAGTAGGAATATCCTTTAGAACTCATTCCATTAAAGAATTCAGTCCATGTATTATATTTAAATTTAACATGATCTTCAATCATTAAATGGAATGCAGATTTATTAGAAGGTGTTGGTGTTTTAATTAGTCCTAATGATCCGTTTACTATTGGTCCGGCTATCCCATCAATTTTAAGTTTTTTATCTTTTTCATAGGTTTCAACAGATGCGAAAGTACCACCTAAGAATTTACCATCAATTTTATATTTATAGTATCCTAATCCTTGTAATCGTGTTTGTAAGGTTTTAATATTCTCAGTTTCGGTACTACCTTTAAATAATACTGTTTTAGTTGTTATTACCATATTTTATCATCTCCTAATAATTGTTTCCACAAATTAATAATAATATTCCATATAGTATTGTTAATACAAACCAGAACATTGTAAAAAAAGACAAACCAGTATGTACAATATAACTCAAGAAAATCCCTGCAAAAATAATAAAAACAAGACCTAAAATTATATCCTTAAATAAACTCTGAGATTTCAAGGATTATCAAACCTCCAAAAAAAAGAATAATGATTTAATTATCTACGGAAACTAGACCTTGAATGCGGAATACTATATGCTTCATTTTTACTCATTCCATTATACCATTCGCTGATTGTAACTGGGGTGATCTGATACTGTTTAATATAATCTAAAAGAGTTACAAAGTCTGATTTAACCCAATCTGTAGCATTAACTTTTGTAGTATCAACAAAGTCGTGCATCATTAAAATAAGGGTGTTACCTTCTAGAACACATCGATCTACATCTGCTAATATTGTTGGCATTTGATCTCCTAAACTGGCACACCCTCTAGCAACAACTAATCGGTTTATCTGGTCTGTACTTTGTTTAGCTAAATTATAACCAGAACCACTAACTCTTTGGGTTTTATATCCTAATGATTTTATGAGTTCTAAAGTGTGTTGTGTCCATTGCCCTCCCGGTGGTGCAAAATGGTCAATACCCCGTGTTAAACCGTGTTCAATATGCCAATCTTTGTTTATTGTTAATTCATTTGTAATTAGTTCATCTATTAATGTGGTTAAATTTGGGTGCGTATTTGTATGGTTTGATGAATCCCACCCCACATCATACATTTCAATTATATCTGCTTCTGATAGATTATTTGTTAATCCTATACGATCTGTTTGTGTATATAGAGTTCCTTTCCATCCATACGATTCCATTAATGGAAATACATAATCGTATTGTGATTTAATACTATCATCAAATGTGAATAATATTTTTGGAGTGGTTTTTTGGTTGTGGATTATACTATCAATTGTTATTTCTGCTATTTCACCAGTTGTTGGGGTTATATGGAATAGTTCAGCAGCCATTGTGTTATTCCATGTTGAATTTCCATTTTCATTTGTTAAATAGTTTTTATGGACTTTAAAGAAGTTCCAGCCCGGAACTAAATATGCCGGGTCTATCCCCCATGAAAAAGCATTATTATATCCTATGGTGCTTCCAACATAATATCGAATAGCTGATATTTTAGTTGGATCATCAACATGTAATGCTATTGTACGGTTGTCTATTTCTCGCATACTGGTGGCGGTGAATGTTTTTTGGAGTGTTGCCATTGTATTTGATGCTGTTGTAAGTTTTATTGAAGATGTACCATTTAATACATTAACATCATCTTCTACTATACTTCCTCCACCTCCAACAGTCCAATTATCATTATCACTGAAATCTTCAAATACTGTTCCTAATTGTTGTATATATTCTGTCAATTTAGACACTCACCAAATTGACAATTAAAGAAGCTATTTTAAGACTCATAGTAAATGGGTTTGTTGCTCCGCTTACACTGAAATGGAATTTTATATATCTACCATATCCTCTCACTACTTTAGGGAAATGTGGATCGGTTGGTTCGCTTGTTGCTCCAGGATTAGCATTAAATGAGGGGTATCCATCGTATGCAAATGATGAGTTTGAACTTCCTATACTCATGAATATATTTGTTGCTCCGGAGGTTGTCCATAATTTTGCTATAACCCCGATATCAACAAGATATGATGCACCTAAATCATAGAATAAATCTATTGCTCCACCCGTAGCACTGAATGCCTTTATTCCTGTTCCTGTGTCTGTTGTTAGATCTCCATCTGTTGCATTTGCTATTGTAGGAAATGGGGTATCTAAGGTTGTACTAGTATATGGTGCTAGTGAACTTGCAAGTGGATTGCCATTTGCATCAAATCTCATAAGGTTTGTTTTAACATTCTGAACTAAGGGTGTTTGTTTAAACATTTAGGATCATCCCCTTAGTACATAATTTAAGTATCCGCCGGTTGCACTACTTTTATATCTCATATCTGCTTTGTTATTTACATCTCCACTCCATGATGTACCGGGTGTTAATACTATTTCTGCCGCTGCTGCGGGGTCTGCTCCAAACCATACATACATTGTAACTGTATTGGGTGTGGTTGTTCCCGGGATTATTGCAGGGTTTGCGAGGTCTGCATATTTAATACCTGCTTGACTTACTGTTACTACATCAGTATTTGCTGTTGCTCCAGTTTGATCTGCTTTTAATGGATAAACTCCTAAATTACTTATTTCTGCATTTATTTTATTATTAGTAATAGCCCCTGCAATAGTCGCTAAATCATCACTGTCTACTTCTAGTTTGTTATGAATTTTTCCTTCACTGTCTGTGAATTGTTTTACAGTGAATGTTCTTAATCCACTATCTTCATCAGTTGTTTCAGGTAATTTACCTCTTATATCTACCATTTTATATCATATCTCCTTTTATATTTGTCTTGAAAAAGGACTAATACAGATAGTGATTAGTCAAAAAAATTGTATAAAATAAAAATAAGAAATCACAAAGTTAATAACTCCTTTAATGATATACATATTTAATTAATAATTTATGGGGGTTATAATTTGAAAAAATTTAGTATAGGTTTTTTGGGAATTATATGTATTTTAGTTTTAGTTGTAATGGCATCGGGATGTACTAGTAGTAACAATAATACCACGATGTCTAATTCATCTTCTTCTAATGGACAGTCTAGCCAGTCATCTTCAAGTTCAGGTAGTGGAATGGTTAAAGTAAGTGCTAGTGGGGGATGGATGGGTAGTATCCTTGATAGTTCTGGTAGTAAATCAGTGTCAGGTACAGGATCACAAACATTTCAATTAGCTCAAAATCCGGGAATTGTATCAGTTAGTTTCCAGAAAGATAATTCAAAAGATGCTATAAGTGCCAATGGTACTATTACACCAGATACAAGTACGTTAACCGTTCAGATTGTAGATGGTAGTGGTAAGGTTGTAGCAACCCAAACAACTTCTGCAGATGCTGGTGTTGTCAGTGTATCTCATAGTTTCTAATTTTACTTCTTTTTTTAACCATAACCTAAAACCTCCCTATACATATTGATTACAATAATTCATAATCTGTGCATCTGTTAATTCTGGATGTGCTTCTGAATATTGGATCATACAATTTCTCCAATCTTCGCTGATTACATTCCCTCCTGATCCCATTCCTTCATCTATAAATTCAGGATGATCTTGATAACAAATTCTTAATTTACTTACTTTAGTTTCTCCAGATGCACACCAAGCAAAACTGCTCGTATTACGTACATGAACCCATATATCAGTTATATACTGTGGTTCACGCCATACCCACATTCCCGACTCTGATGAAGGATAAAGATAAGTATTCTGGTCTGCATTTAATGTTACATCCCCAACTTCAATTAATTGACGAAAGTTTTGTCCACCTAAACTCATATCCAAACCATCAGTTCCAAACCAGCTTTTACTAGGACATCCCTGAGGTAATCCATCTGTACTGAATCCGAATCTTAACCTCCCATAAGGATACCAATTCTGGAAATCCGCCCCTTGTATGGAAAGAATATCACCTGTTGCATCATCCACAATTGGAATTTCTCCTTCACCTTGTACTGGTCTTCTATCAAAAGTTGTAATATACATTAAAGGGAAGGGTTGCCATGATTCAACATACATTGGTTTATCCAATTTAAAAAGAAAACTCCATCCACCATTTATACTAAAAATACTTGCTTCACAATTATGATCAATTATTTTTGTTGGACTTAATCCTCTTAAACAAGTATCATCACCACCATTTTCAATACAATAATAATGCTTATCAAATCCCTTTAATCGTTTTGCCATTGCAGTATCTCCAACATTAACCGTTGAAATACCATTGGTTAAATATTCATCATTGGGCATTTTATGCATAAATACCCTATCTCCAATGTTAGGAAGTCCTCCAATTTCAGTTATAAGATGTTCACCCTTGGTTTGTTTGTTTGCTGCAGCCCTATCTCCAATATTAACCAAATTTAGTTACCCCCTGTTTTGGTGCATCTTCCAGCTTGGATTGTATCTGATCCCAATGCTTTAAATAAAACTTTTGTAGGGTCTTCAGGGTCTTTTCCAACAATAACAACTTCAATTGCTTTGGCCTCATTTGCTTTATTCTCTGCTACGGTTTCAATAATTTCCATCTCATTTATAATAGATACTACCGTTTCATTAGTTGTTAAATTAACTGATGTTGTGGTATTTGCAGTTGCTCCCTTAGTATCACAGTCCACAACAGTAAATATTCTATCAGAATGACCAGGATAAGCAGGGAACTGAACTCTTTCACCAGGATCAATACTATAATATTTGGCTAACTCCAAGGTTGCAGTAAAAAATGGCCATGCTTTTTGTTTTAATTCTGCTCTTGCCCTTGCTTCAACTTCCTTTACAGTTCTTATTTTAGTATCTTTGATTGAACTTCCTATTTGTCTTCCAAATTTATTAACACTTGCTTCATCGGTTAAATGAACCATAATTTCGGATTGATCTCCACCATAAACAGTTATATCATTTATAATATTTTCAGCATCACCCTTTACCTTGATATTAATTACATTAGGGTCTTCCTTAAAAAATTGTAATTTGGTAGTTCTATTCCCAATTCTTTCAAACCATCTTAAATAACCACCAGAATCTATAAACCATCTTATTCCTTCAATACCAGCTAATCTTGCATATTGCACAAACAATTGATCCAATGCATCCTTCTTAGTTCCAAAATCAGCACAAAACCTGTTAGGACTATCGCCTTTAGTGTTATATCTAACTGTTTCAGTGAATGGTGTTTGTCCTCTTCCAATTGTTATTCCAGTATCTTCTAAAATAAAACCTATTAAATCGTTGGTTGTATAATCTTTACCTAAACTGGTTGTGCAATCCCATTTAAAAGGTTGTTTTACAAGTAAAAATCCAATGCTCCGCCCAGTTATGGTTTGGATAATATTGTTTTGAGCATCATCTGTTTCTATGGTTTGCACTTGCCCAGTTACAATACCAACACCTTCTGGCTTTCCCCTGTCTGCTATGTTAAATTGAATTTCATCCCCTTCATGGAAAATATCAACTGGTGATATTAAAAGATTTGTTGGAGGAATAAAGTTCAATGTGAAACTTATTGCACAATCGGAATATCTTTTACTTATTGAAACATCTTTAATTCCTTGATTTATTGGGTTAGACATAGACATGACCTCCAATGGTTATTGTTATGCCATTTTCTTCTTGAATTGTTTCGGGTGTCC